CTTTTTTAGCGGCTTTGTCTTGTGCTGTTTTTTGTCTAGCCAACTCTAGTGCTTTAGCGGCTCTACTCTGGTCACCATCACCACCATCTTCTGTGCTACCTGGTGTACCTGGTGTTTGATCTGGTTTGTCTGGAAGATTTAAGTCTATGTCTTTGCCTGCGTCTCCTAATTCTTCTACACCATCTATAGTATCATCAAACAATTCATTCATGCCCACAATGGCGGCACTTGCTGCGGCAATACCTGCACCTACTTTAATTAAACCAACACCAGTAACACCCTGTAACAGTGTTCCTGCTACTGCGGCACTTCTAAATGCTGTTGCTAACTGTACAACTGCCATTGCTGTTGCTACTATCCTTTGGCTTACTGCTACTGCAAAGGCTACTGCAAACATTTTTGCTAAGAACTCTACATTCTCTGCAAGTAATAATATAATACCTGATATTTTAGAAAATATCTGTGTATCTTCTTGTAATGATGCAAAAATACCAACTAATTCATTTTGTAATTGTGTAAATGCTTCACTGATAGTTGGAACAGTGGTTCCAAATTGCTTATCTACTGAGTTTGCCATATCTTCTGTGGCAAGTGTGATAACCTCTGCTGTGAGTGCACCTTCAAATGCTAGTGCTCTCATCTCACCAATTGTAACACCTAACTCATCAGCAACCTTACGCATAAACACCGGGTTGGCTTCCATGATGCTGTTAAATTCATCACCTCTTAACACACCACTTGCAAGTGCTTGACCAAACTGTCTAATAGCACCTGATGTTGCGTTAGCATCAGCACCTGATATCTTTAATGTTTTAGAGAATGTGCTTGATATTGCAGCAACTTCTTTTTGTGATTTGCCCATATCTGCTGTGGCAACTGTTAAGTTAGCAAATAGATCTGCAACATCACCTAAACCTGATCTTGTATCTCTGGCTACATCTTGAACTAATTTAAAGGCGGCTGCTGCTTCTTCTTGACTGCTAACAACACCACGCAATCTGTTTTGTAAGTTAAGTGCTTGGTTAGCAAAATCTACAATACCAGCAACTGCAATTGCAGCACCTAATGCTTTGAATGCACCATCAAGTTTGCCTACACTTTTTGAACCTGTGTCACCAAATTTCTTTACATCAGTTTCTGCTTTCTTAATGTTTCTACTGAATTGCTTATCTTCAAGTGTAAGTATTACTTTGACATTCTTAGCCATTATATATTCCTCAATCTGTTAGGTAGAAATCTCTGTTCAAATTGGTCACTTGCTGGCCCAGTCATACCATTTGGTGCTTGTTTACTACCTTCACCGCTATCTAATTTGGCTGCATAACCGTAGTTTGCAACTATTTTGCGTTTAGGTGTTCTTTTTGTTTTTCTTTGTGCGTTACCAGTGTCTCTGGGCGTTATGCGTTTCATATACTTGCCAGTATCTCCCCATGCTCTCAATGCAGCTGGTTCCATACTTTTTAATGCTTTTATTACTGCGTAACTTTCAACCTTTAACATTTTTAACTGCCCTTTCTAATGTTTCTATATCATAGAATTCATCTGGTTTCTTATCTTTCTTATTTTGCAAGTGTTTGGCATAGCTCATTGCTGTGTCATACACATGCAGATCTAATGTGTCTGCTTTGTCCAGTACTTGTGAAGGCAACATACTGTATCTTTCACCTAGATTGTCTAACAACAAACAAAAAGACAGGTCCTTACTACCTTCTTCTATGGAACTGCCTGTTACTTTCCCAGTTGTTCAACAACTTTGTTAACACACTTCAGCAAAATCTTAGTTGGCAATACTTTTTCATCCACAAGAACTTTATTGCCTTCTTCATCTAAGATGAGATCTTGACAAAATTCTATGAGTTCTGGGTATGTTTCTTCTGACATGTTTGCAAATTTCACAAACCTGTTGAGTGGTTGCCTATCATAACACCAAAATTCAATGGCGTCTGAGTATAATTCTTGTATTTCTTGGTCATCAACAACAATGTTGATTAGTTTTGGTTTATGTGCTAATTCTGAAATTTTCATATCTTATTCCTTTATATCTCTACTTTTTAAATTATGAACTGCTGTTAATAAAAACGCAATTCTACTACTTACTTTTTTTATATCTGCTTGAGCACAGTGTAATTCACTCTTGCTCTTTGCTATCTCCTGCTCCAGAGTCTGTAAGATTTCCTCCGGTGTCAGTTTTTCCCATATCTGCATCTTCTATACCTTTATATTTATTTGATTTTTGTGTTTTGCTTAGTTTGACGCCATAATGTGTTGCTAAATCTTCAGCACTAATTACGCCACCAGCAATAGTTAATTCTTTGGCATCACCTTGCACACAATGTGTGTGAAATAGATCCCTAATTTTGGCTGATTGCAAAACTGCTTGTTGTTCTTTTGAAAACATGTGTTCTCCTTGTTAAAAACATACTGCTGAAGTTGCCTTCAGCAGTTGTTTATGCGTTACTTATTACCTAATTAAGTTACTACTGCCTGTGTGTATGAGCCATCCACTAAAATTTCTAGTGGTGTAACCCAAACAGGTGCGGTAGGGGAAACTGTAGGGGCTAAGCCACTTAGGTATCCCTTTCCTTCTACATAATAATCACCAGCGGAATCACCATTCATGAATAATCTAAAGTAAACTTTAGTCTTATTATTAGTGATGTCCCAGATACCAGCAGTACTACCGCCGCCATCAAAGAATGAAACAGTATCTAATACTGCATTCAAACTTACTGAGTTTGTGCTAGGTGTTGTAACAATTTGTTGACTCAACTCATCAAGTTGCTCCCAAGTAAATGTTCCTGGTGTTGCGTTTAAAGTTACATCAGTCAGCGCCGGTACAGTTACAACATTTGCTGTATCTGCCATTGCTGCGTTTGCATCTGCAAACACGCCACTTGCATTTATCTTGAGTTTAACAAAACTTGCTGTTTCATTAACTACTATATTAGTCATTGCTAATCTCCTGTTTTATATTGTTGTAAATTCAAATTCAAATTGATATGTCAAACTATCTGCAGTAAACTCTGTGACCATCACGCAATTTCTTTTGATCTGGTCTGGTATACTGTTCTTGCTGTTTATCACAGCATCAGTTATAGTATCTATATCTCCTAAAGGGTTTTTGGCATCAATTGTTAAAAATGCTGTTACAAGTGTAACAACATTTTCAACTGGATTGAAATCTAACACTTCAATTAAAGGCTCTTTGGTTATGTTGTCCTCACCTATGTACAGTTTTTTCATGTTCTTCTCATAAAGAGGAACACCTGCACTGTCAAAAGGCAGTTCAGAACTAACACTTACATTAGAACCATTTAATGCTATGCTTAAATTGGCTAATAAATCATCTCTATAAGCCATTAAGACACCCTCACCACACTCTTATTACCGCGTGTGCGTTTGTTACGCCTATAACTTACTAGTTTCTCTGAGTCACTAACTGTGCCGTCTCCACTTGAATCATACCAAGTAAAGTCAGCCATTAGTTCTTCAAACAAACTGTTAAAGCGTGATTCAAAATATTGAATCTTTTGCACTTCTGCACTCTCTGGGTTACCAAAGTCTGCTACCTTGGGTAGCAAGTACATATAAAGTACACCATAAGCACACATGTCAGTAAAGTCTGGTTTCCTGTTCACTATGTTGTTTGCTTGGAAGTCAGGGATAGTGTTGAGACTATTATAATTAGTCCCAACATATCCTAAATATTCTTGCCATCTAGTACTTAACCTAATCTTTTGATTGATTCTGTCAGTTGTCTTTCCGGCTAGATCTTCCAAATATTCATCTAGTGATCCAGGAGCATCAGGCACATTAGTAAAGTCAATTTCATTGCTTTCATAGATACGCTGGTCCTTGTCTCTTATGTCCAAAGCCTCTGCGTAACTAATTACATTTCCACCCACTGTTATAAATGCCATAATATTTCCTTTAGTTACCTTACGCTGCCGCTAAGCCTGAAGGTAAGTTGTTTGATCTAATGAATCTAGCACCAATTGCTACAGAAACTAGTCCTTGCATTAACGCATCATTTGCTGCCATTTGAGCAACTGAACCAATAGAACCACTTGAGATTCCACCTACACCGTTAAGTTCTTTACTTAATTGTAGTTCTTGACCTGCTGTGATACATGCCATGTAGAAACCTGTTGAGTCTGTTGGAGCGTTTAATGCTCTTAAGTTAGCAATTGAAGTTGCAAAGAAGTCTAAAGAAGCACTTGCTGCAACATTAGCGCCAATACCACCTGATGCTACTGTACGGATGTAAGTAGGTTTAATTTGTGCAAAACCATTTCTGACTGTTGCTACAAACTCAACTGCATCTGTGTCAATGTCTTCAAACATTTTCACTGTTGGTGTACGCTTACTTGCATATCCACCTGCTTCTGGTGAGAACACCATTGCAAGTTCATTTGATGTGCCGTCTAAGACTGCGTTTGTGTGACCGTCATTAACAACTGATGCACTGATGTTAGCAATGTCTGTTAATGCTGTCTCTGATCCACTTAGCATGACTCTAAATCCTGCTATGTCTGTGCCTTGAGCAATTGCTCTTGCAAGACGGGTTGTTGTTGCTGTTGCAACTGTTCCTGGAACATCTTCTAATGATTCATTTGAAACTTTAGAACCTGCGCCTCTTTTGTTAACACTTAAGATAACATTGCTTGCCGCAAAGTTTTCTTCAGCGTTTGCTATAATTGCTGTATTCTCTCCTACTGTAGAGTTACCGCTACCCCAGCCTGTTGTTACTGGAATTTTTACTTGATTACCTACACTGCCTTCTAAGTTGTATGAGTTCACAATTAGTGATGGATTTGGTAACAAGACCGCATTGTCATAATATGGAATGAGATCTGCTACAATGTCCTCATACAATGAAGTTAATGTTGTAGTTCCTACTGCTGCCATTTTATTCTCCTTTGTATTTAATGGTTATTTCAAACAGTTATTTTGTGCTCAAGCCTTTTGAGGCTAAGTTGAACTCATAACTGTCCATTGTTTTTTTGATTAAACTGTCTGTAATTTGACCTCTGCTTAATCTTTGTTTTTCTCTCAAGTCTACATAAGCCTTTCTGTAAAGTGCATCTGTCTTTAAACGCTCTGCATTCAAAGGTTTAGCCTCTTTACTCTCAACTGGTGCAGTTGCTTCAGAGTCAAATGTGTCAATGCCTTTCTTAGCAAATGGTAAACCTAGTGTTTTACCAACTACTTCAACTGCTGACTTATAGTCAGGAGTCTCACCATCAGTTGTTAAGAATTCACCTCCTGCTTTAATAGCAAAAGTACCTTCCTGGTAGTGCAACATGTCTCTGGCTTTCATCAAATCAATAACTGCAGATTTTTGATCTTGATTCCAACTAGTTGGCATTGAATCCTTCAATGACCCTACATGTTCCCTTAAAGCATAATCTGTTTTAACTGAGTGCAATTCTGCTCTTAGTTCTTCAACTGTTTGCTCTTTCTTCTTAACTGCGTCTCTGAGACTGTTAACATTAAGACTGTCTTGTTCTGGGTCTGCAGTCTGCAACTGCTTTACCACTGACTTAACTTTGTCAAAACTGTCAACTTCTAATTCCTGTAAGAGTTTGCTTTCAACATCTCTTTTGGCATTAGCGGCAATCTTGTTAGTGTCATCCCTTGTGTAAACACGGACGCCATCAACAAACATTTTACCGTCTCTTGACTCTACTGTTGGTGCCTTAGCACTAACATCTTCAGATTTTACTTCCACTTGCGTGTCTGTTTCAGTATCTGTACTTACTGGTTGCACATTTTCTCCTGCAACTAGAGTGTCTGTAGTGAACTCTTCACTCATTTTTCTCTCCTTAGTTCTCGCCTGGAGTTAGCGTAGTTTATTATATCTCCATCAAAGACCATTCATTGTGGAACTTGCGTTCAACAACTGTTGTAATCTTTGTTTTATTGTTTCCCTCACATCATCTTTGAAATCTGCTTCTAAGTCTACATAACCTAGTGCTGCTTCAAATTCTGAATGTGAACTAAATGGCATGTATATCATACCACCATCACTTTTAGTGTGACTGTGATACCCATCACCACCTAGTTGTTGTGCCCTACCTACTGCTTCCTCTACGGTAGCATATTCTTCATTTGGTGCATCATCAAACATGTTCTCATACTTCTCAAGTAACTGCATAGTTAAGTTGATTTCATTGAGTTCATGTTCAAGTGCTTTTTTGTTATATTGTCTATTATAAGAGACACCAAAGTCTTCTGGTTTAGTTTGATTAGTCCAATCAAACCATATGTCCCACAACTTTGATTCTCCGTTTTCTAAATTGATTGCTTTTCTGCGTATTTGTGCAGCCAACTTGTCAT